AAACTGTACTGGTGCAGCACACCAGGGAATCTTAGGATTCAAAAATGACTGAAGAAGTCCAAAACCTAGCGGAAGTTGACTCCGCGCCAGCTCCTGAAGTGACGGCCACCACAGAGACTGTTGAAAATACGCCGGTAGTCGCTGATGAAAGCAACGAACAGCCAGTAGAGGAAAAAAAGTACTCGCAAGCTGAAATCGACGCAATGATCGGCAAACGCCTCGCAAGAGAGCAACGTAAGTGGGAACGTGAACAAGCGCAACGAGGTGCTGAAAAGCAAATCGTGCCAACCGACCTACCGTCGCCAGACCAGTTCCAGTCGCCGACTGATTACGCGGATTTCATCCGTGCAGAAGCCGACAAGCTAGTCCAGCAACGTGAGGCCGCAAAGCAGCAGTCGCAAGTTCTAGAAAGCTATCAAGAGCGTGAAGAGCAGGCTCGGGATAAATACGATGACTTTGAACAAGTCGCGTACAACCCCAACCTACCGATCACAAACGTGATGGCAGAGACGATCCAGCATTCAGAAATTGGTCCTGAGTTAGCTTACTACCTCGGCTCCAACCCCAAGGATGCAGAACGCATTTCTCGCTTGACGCCTTTTATGCAGGCGAAAGAGATTGGAAAGATTGAGGCCAAATTGGCTGATAATCCTCCGGTCAAAAAGACAACATCTGCGCCTGCGCCGATTAGTCCAGTAACTGCACGCTCCACTGGAGCACCGTCTCATGACACTACGGACCCACGCTCTATCAAGAGCATGACGACCTCACAGTGGATTGAAGCCGAACGTGCACGACAGATTAAAAAGCATCAGGCACAAATCCGCTAACTTTTCAAAGGACTTTAAATGTCAAACAGCATCTTAACGATCGACATGATCACCCGCAAGGCGCTCGAAATTCTCGAGAACAACCTTGTTATCACCCGTAACGTCAACCGTCAGTACGACGACAGCTTCGCTGTTGAAGGTGCCAAGATCGGTTCTACTTTGCGTATCCGTTTGCCCGACCGCGCTCTGGTGACTGACGGCGCCGCCTTGCAAGTGCAAGACGACAACGAACAGTTCACCACCTTGACCGTGTCTAGCCAAAAGCACATCGGTATCAACTTCACATCTGCTGAATTGACCATGCAATTGGACGACTTCGCTGAGCGTGTGTTGAAGCCTCGTATTAGCCAATTGGCTTCTAGCGTGGACGCTGACGTGGCCAACTGCTACAAGAGCGTTGGTAACACTGTTGGTACACCTGGCACCACTCCCGCCACTTCTTTGGTTCTGTTGCAAGCCCAACAAAAACTGAACGAAAACGCAGCCGTGATGTCTCCACGTTACGCTACCGTCAACCCAGCTGCTAACGCAGGTTTGGTTGAAGGCATGAAAGGTTTGTTCAACCCTACCGACACTATCAGCAAGCAGTTCAAGAACGGCATGATGGGTACTGGCGTGTTGGGCTTTGACGAGATCAACATGTCTCAGTCTATCAAGCAGTTCACCACTGGTTCGCGTACAGCTACCGGCGGTACAACTTCTGCTGCTGTGACTGCTGAAGGCGCAACTTCTATCTCCATCACTGGAGCTGGTGCCAACACTACCGTCAAGATCGGCGACGTGTTCACTATCGCTGATTGCTATTCTGTGAACCCACAAACCCGTGAATCCACTGGTTCGTTGTTCCAGTTCGTGGCTACTGCTGACGTGACTCTGAACGGCTCTGGCGCTGGCAGCATCACCGTGGCTCCTATCTACTCTGCAACTAACGCCTTGGCTACTGTTGATTCATTGCCTGCAACCAGCAAAGCTGTTGTGTTCGTGGGTGCTGCTTCTACTCAGTACGCTCAGAACTTGGTGTACCACAAAGATGCGATCTCGTTCGCTACCGCCGACTTGCTGTTGCCACAAGGCGTGGACATGGCTGCTCGCGCAGTGCACAACGGTATCAGCTTGCGTGTGGTTCGTCAGTACGACATCAACAACGACCGTATGCCTTGCCGTATCGACGTGTTGTATGGCTTCAGCACAATCCGCCCACAAATGGCTTGCCGCCTCTGGGGCTAATCTGAAACGGGGCTTCGGCCCCTTTCTTTGTAACTTTTTTAAAGGACTTTTATCATGGCATTACCTAACGGCGCAGGCGGTTACCAAGTTGGTGACGGCAACCTCTCTGAACTCATCATGGGTTACGCAGCGACTCCTCAAACCGCTACATCTACAGCAACTTTGACAGCTGCTCAAGTGACTGGCGGTATCTTGGTCGCTAACCCCAGCACTTCTGCTGCTACTTACACTTTGCCCACTGCTGCATCTATCGATGCAATTGTGTCTAGCGCTAAAGTTGGTAGCACATTTGAGCTGATCGTTGTCAACACTGGCACCTCTTCTGGTACCGTGACTTTGGCAACTGCAACTGGCATCAGCGATGGCGGCAACGCTTTTGTGGCTGTTGCTGTTACCTCTAGCGCCCAGTTTACATTCCGTAAAACTGGCGACGCTGCTTGGTCTGTCTACAAGACAGCCTAAACCTAAGTGGGCCCTTCGGGGCCCATTTTTAAAGGAAACATCATGCCATCAAATACCAAACCAACAGGTGTTGCGTATCTGGACCCTGAATTCAGCACATGCTACGCAACTGAAGAATTGGGCTACGCTCCCGCGGCACAAGGCACAGTGACACAGGCAACTAGCAAGTCTACTGCCGTTACTTTGAACAAGTCTGCTGGCCGTATCACAATGAACAACGCGTCTTTGGCTACCGCTACTAACGCTACGTTCACTTTGAACAACAGCCTGATCAGCGCAAACGACACCGTGATTTTGACAATCTCTGGTGGCCAAGCTACTCCAGGCTCTTACAACGTGTTTGCTAACGCCCTTGATACAGGCACCGTCAGCATCACTTTGCGAAACATTTCAGGCGGCTCGCTGTCTGAAGCTGTGGTTATTAACTTCGCTGTTCTCCACTGCGCGGTTTAATTGATGGGGCTTCGGCCCCGTCTTCAAGGAAATAAATGCCAATCATCTACATGAAACATGATGTTCATGGCGCCAAGGTGGCGAACATGGAAGCTGAAGCAGTTGCAGATGAAGCAAACGGCTGGGTGCGCTATACTCTAGACACGCCTGTTGAGGTGGTTCCTGTAAACGTGCTGGAAGTCAAACGCCGTAGAAAAGTAGATACAGAAGAGGCTTAAATATGGCCACATACACAGCTGGCGATCAGATCAATCGAGCCCTGCGTCTGCTGGGTGTTCTCGCCGAAGGTGAAACGCCTTCCGCCGCCATGTCTCAAGATGCTTTGACCGCGTTCGACCAAATGGTCGACAGCTGGAACACAGAGCGTCTGTCTGTCTTTTCCACCCAAGATCAAATCTTTACGTGGCCGGCCAGCACTATTAACCGCACGCTGGGCCCATCGGGTGACTTTGTCGGCCTGCGCCCCGTTTTGCTTGATGATGCTACGTACTTCAAAGCGCCCAACGGCGTGTCGTACGGCATTAAAATGATCAACCAGCAGCAGTACAACGGTATTGCTGTTAAGAATGTGACGTCCACCTACCCGCAAGTTATGTGGGTCAACATGACGTTTCCTGACATTGAGATATATCTCTACCCTAAGCCTACGCAAGAGTTAGAGTTTCACTTTGTGTCGGTGGAAAAGCTAAGCCAGCCAGCCACATTGGTGACCGAGCTGCACTTTCCGCCAGGCTACATGCGCGCGTTTACGTACAACTTGGCCATGGAAATTGCGCCTGAGTACGGCATCGAGCCCAGTCCCCAAGTCCAACGCATTGCGATGACTTCCAAGCGCAACCTGAAGCGCATCAACAACCCAGATGACGTGATGGCAGTGCCGTACGCTTTGGTGGCCAACCGTCAACGATTCAACATCTACGCGGGTAACTACTGATGGATTCCCCGATCCTTGGTTCTTCCTATGTGGCCCGCAGCGTCAACGCCGCGGACAACCGCATGGTCAACTTGTTTCCAGAGATCGTGCCAGAAGCTGGCAAAGAGCCAGCGTTTCTGTCGCGCTGCCCTGGGTTAAAGCGCAAGTCAGCCATTGGCAGCGGCCCCATCCGCGGGCTGTGGAAAGTCAACGACATCATGTACGCCGTGTCGGGCGATACGTTTTACAAGGTTGAGACATATGGCCGCACCCGCCTGAAGGGCACAGCTATTGGCACGGTGACCGGCACAGGCCCCGTGTCTATGTCTGACAACGGTACGCAAATTTTTATTGCGTGCAACCCTGACGGCTTTATCTACAACACAAGCACTGAGGTGTTTGCTGAAATTACCGACCCCGACTTTGCGGGCGCGGTGACGGTTGGCTACATTGACGGCTATTTTGTGTTCAACGAGCCCAACAGCTCGCGTTTCTGGGTCACTGAACTACTTGACGGTACGTCGGTAGAGCCGCTGGCTTTTGCAAGCGCTGAAGGCGATCCTGACAACTTGGTGTCGTTAGTTGTAGACCACCGAGAAGTCTGGCTGTTTGGCACCAACTCGGTTGAGGTCTGGTACGACGCCGGCACCGCCAACTTCCCTCTCCAGCGCATCCAAGGCGCGTTTAACGAACTGGGCTGCATTGCGCCCTACTCTGTTGCCAAGATGGACAACAGCGTGTTCTGGCTAGGCGCGGATGCCCGTGGCCGCGGTATTGTTTATCGCACCAACGGCTACAAAGGCCAGCGCATATCTACGCACGCCGTCGAGTGGCAAATCCAGCAGTACACGGACATTTCCGACGCGCTGGCGTATACCTACCAGCAAGACGGCCATACGTTTTACGTGCTGATCTTCCCTACGGCCAACACCACTTGGGTGTATGACGCGGCCACGCAGGCGTGGCATGAGCGCGCGGGCTGGGACAACGGCGAGTTCACTCGCCATCGCTCCAACTGCCAAGTGGTCTACAACAATGAAATCATTGTGGGCGACTACGAGAACGGCAATCTGTACGCGTTTGACCTGACTGATTATTCAGACAACGGCGACATTCAAAAGTGGTTGCGCACATGGCGCGCGCTGCCCACGGGCACCAACAACCTCAAGCGCACATCGCAGCACACATTGCAGATTGATTGCGAGGCGGGCGTAGGTATTAACGATGGCCAAGGCAGCAACCCACAGATGATGTTGCGCTGGTCAGATGACGGCGGCCACACATGGTCCAACGAACATTGGATGTCGATGGGCAAGATTGGTGAGTATTACAACCGAGCGTTTGCCCGTCGCATGGGCATGACGCTGAAGCTGCGCGACCGCGTGTATGAGCTGTCAGGCACAGACCCCGTGAAGATTGCAATCATGGGCGCGCAACTCAACGTGACGCCTACCAATGCTTGACGCGGCCAGCACACGCATACCATCCTCGCGGGTGCCCGTGGTGGATTCGCTTGGCCAGCTCATGGAGCGGTCGTGGTACAGGTTTTTTACAAACCTGTACAACTATTTTTTGACGCTGCCGTACGGGACTTTTTCAGATACCACAAACCAGACCGCCGCGGCCAACACGCCCACGGCAATTACGTTTAACACAACTGGCGTGGCCCGCAACACCGCGGTGGGTACGCCCACGTCGCGGATTGTGTTTAACGCCGGCGGGCTGACCACGGTGACGTTTAGCGTGCAGTTTACAAACGCTTCGGCAACTGAAGACGCCGTGTATGTCTGGCTGCGCAAGAACGGCGTCGATACTGCCGCCACGGCCAGCACGGTGACTGTTCCAAAAAAGGTTGGTGCTGTTGACGGCGCGGCCCTTCTGACGGTTAATTTCTATGAAGAATATGAGGCGGGCGATTATTTGCAGTTGTACTGGCTGACTGTAGGCGGCTCGGCTCAGATCACGACAATCGCTGCTACCACGTCGCCAGCTAAGCCAGCCTCGCCTGGCGTAATGCTAACTGTGAGCCAGATCATATGAGCTTTATTGACCCTAAAATCGTCCATCATTTTGGCGGCGGCGTGTATGCCAAAGAGACGTTTATCCCCGCGGGCAAGTGGTTGGTGCAACACACGCACAAGTTTGACCATCTGTCAGTGCTGGCCCAAGGCTCGATTGAGCTGGTTGTTGACGGGCAAACGTCTGTTATTCATGCGCCAGCATGCCTTACTATTGCCGCAGGCAAGCATCACGGCGTAAAATCGCTCACAGATGTAGTTTGGTATTGCATCCATGCTACGGAATGCACGGATGAAGATGAAGTTGATGATGTAATCATTGCGCCCGTTGACCATCAACAGGTGCATAAAATTGCTCAATGTTTGAGCCAAGGAGTTTAATATGGCATGGATGTTACCCGCCGCAATTGCAGCGTCAGGATTTTTAGGCTCTAGCGCTGCAAGCGACGCAGCATCTCAACAAGCAGGCGCTGCGCGAGAGGCTTCCGCGCTTTCTGATGCGCAATTTCAGCAAACGCGCCAAGACCAATTGCCGTTTTTGCAGGCTGGTGTTCGCGCGTTAGGAAAACTTGAAAGCGCTGCCGACTACACGCCTTTTGGTATGGATCAGTTTACCGCTGACCCAGGCTACGCATTCCGGTTGAAAGAAGGTCAAAAAGCACTTGACGCCCAAGCAGCTGCCCGTGGCGGTCTGATTTCTGGCAACGCATTGCGTGCTGCTGTTGGGTACGGGCAAGAAATGGGTTCGCAAGAATACATGAATGCTTTTAACCGTTATCAACAAGAACGTGCCGCAAGATTGCAACCTTTGCAATCATTGGCTGGCGTTGGTCAAACTACATCAGCTAACCTTGGGGCTGCTGGTGCGGCTAATGCCAACACAATGGGCAACTATTTGACTGGCGGCGCAGCTGCCGGCGCGGCAGGAAGAGTTGGTGCGGCAAACGCAATTACAAGCGGCGTGGGCACGTATTTAAACTACAACCAAGGCAATAATTTGGTGGCTGCTTTAAGCAGAAACCGCCCTGCCGCAACAGGACAATTTGAAGCCGACATCAACACATACGGCTTTGACCGCTAAGGAATAAACATGGCTCTCGATCCATCAATTGCACTTGGCGTTAAGCCACTTGAAGTGGCTAACCCTGTGAATCAGTTTGCGCAAATGACGCAGCTTCAAGGTTTGCAGCAGGCAAATCAGCTTAACGAATTGAAAATGCAAGAGGCGCAAGCGGCAAGCGAAGAGCGCAACGCTTTGCGCCAGCTTAACCCTGCAAACGCAGATTACGAAAACCAGTTGTTTAAGGTAAACCCACAGCTGGGTATTCAATACCGCAAAGAACGCACAGCCGCAGAAGCGCAAGCTGCTACAGCGGCAAACCAAAAAGTGACGGCTGCTGCGGAAAAGCAAAAAATGCTTGGCCAAGCATGGCGGGATATCAGCGGTCGCCCATCAGACGCCAACATCATCGCGCATCTAGAAGACATTCAATCGTCGCCTTTGTTTAGTGAGCAAGAAAAAGCATCTACTGAAAAACGCACTCAAGCGCTTTTAGCAATGCCTGTTGCTGAACGTAAAGAATTCCTAGAACGAATGGGCGCGTCTGGCAGTGATTACACATCTCGCGCAACTAACGCAGCTACTGTTGCCGCGACAATTCGCGGTCAAGATATGCTTGACACACGCGACAAACAACGCATTGCGTTGGAACGCGAGCGCGTTGGCTTAGAAAAAGAACGTGTTCAGTTAACTAAAGATGAAGCTGAACGCAAACGGTTGGAAAAAGACGTAAAACCTTTGACAGAATCGCAAGCTATTAAGTTGCGTGAGAACGTATCTAAGGATTACAAGTCAGCTACCACTACGCTGTCTCAAATGGATGATTTACTTGACTCTATTGACGCGGTTAAAACAGCGCCAGGTTTGTCAGCAGCTACAGGCTACACCGGAAAATATGTCCCTTCATTCTCGGAAGGTAAAGCTGCTCAAGCTGAAACACGTCTTGCTAATTTGCGCGGTAAAGTGACCGCGCTAGGTAAATCAACCGCGGCTATGTCGGGGGCAATTGGTTCAATTGCTAACCAAGAATGGAAAATTCTTGCGGATCAAATTGCTGTGTTGGACGAAGTTAAAGGTAAAGGCCCGTTGCTTGAGCAGATTGCATTGGTTGAGCAACAAGCAATAGGTGCAAGGGATCGAATCCGCGACGCGTACGAAAAAACAAGGTCTGAAGATTTTGAGCGATTCCCGCAGTTCCGCGATCTGCCCGCTAACCGAGAGCGCAAAAAGCCAGCAACGCCTGGCGCTGCACCCGCCACCGCGCCTAACATTGACGCTTTACTTGATAAGTACAAATAAATATGGCAACACTTGAACAACTTAGCGCAGCGTTGGTCAAGGCGGACGCCGCCGGCAATGCCGCGGATGCCAAAGCACTTGCTGACGCTATTCGTCAAATGAAAGCCGCGCCTGTTGCAGGGCCAGCAACCGAACGAAAATTTGGTTTGGGCGACATTTTGTCTGCGCCGTTTGAGATGGGCGCTAATCTGGCGCAAAAGCCACGCGCTGAACAGGCGGCTTTTATTGCACCTACTGTTGAAGCGCTGGGTGCTGCTGGTGGCGGCGCAGTAGGATCAGTGGGCGGCCCGTTAGGTATGGTTGCGGGCGCAGGTACAGGTTACGCAGCCGCAAAAGAATTAATGCGCTACGTATCTGGCGAAGCTAAACCTGAAACTTTACAGCAAGCTGCTGTCCGTCAGACTCAAAACGCGCTTGAAGGCTCGACAATGGAAGCGGGGGGCCGTGTTGTTGCAAATGCGCTTGGCGGCGCCATTAAATACGCAGGACCAAAAATTAGCAAAGCTGTAAGCGGTGTAGCCGATGTGCTCATGCCTTCTAGACTTAAAGTTACAAGTATTGCTAACGCGCTGGAAAACGATCCCGCACTGATGGCGCAAGTTAAAACTTTGCTTGAGCAGGGTAAGACCGTTGATGAAGCGGCAGCCATAACAGGCAGCACTGGCCTTGCTGCGTACGCGCAAAAAGTAAAAGGCGCGTCTAACACCACGCAACGCATGTACAACGAAATTGATGCTGCGCTAAAAGAAAGTCAGGCTAATAAACTTGCAACTGCCAGCCAAAACTTAAATGCTCTCAGTCAAAAAAATCTTCCTGTTGCTACTGCGTCGCCTACCGCACCTCGCCGTGCAGTTAAGCAATCCCTCGCCGCTGAAGCTGCTGCGTTGAAAGGCAAGCAGTCTGCAATGACTAGCCAATTGACTGCTGAACAGCAGGCAGCCGAAGCCGCGCTTGCGGCGGAACGTCAAGCAATTGAAGGCAACATTTCAAACGTCAGTCAGCTAGAAACAGGCCGCGCGTTGGCTTTAGCCAATGAAGAAATTTTGAAGAATACGCAGAAAACCGTTACCGGCCCTGCATATCAGAAAGCGTTTGATGCCGCGCCTGACGCAACAATTGACTTGACCAATTTAGCCGGCGTCGCCAAAGAACAACGCGGGGAGTTACTTACTCAGCTTAAAGGTCTTGCACCTAATTCAGCAGCGTTGTTAGAACGCTACGGCCCTCGCGAGGTGGAGTCGATAGTTCAAGGTGTGCCGGTCAAGCAGACGGTCATGCCTGCACCCATTACGCTTGCAGAAGCTCACGCAATCAGACAGGCGATCAACATTGACCGCGCCGCACTTAAAGGGTCAAACGAAGCTGGCGCAAACATTACCCGCAGCCGTTTAAATGATTTGTATAAGTCAGTCAATGAAGCAATTGAGCGCGATGTTCCGCAAGAAGCGCAAGAGTTGTTTAAGAACGCTAACGATCTGTTTAAAGAACGCATTGTTGGCGTCTTCCGCACAGGTCAACCGTCTAATTTAACGCGCATTAGCACGCTAAACGAACCTATGCTCAAGCCTGGCGACATTGTGTCCAAAGCAATGGCCGACGAGGGCAGCACACTGCAGTTTCTTAAAGTGTTTAAGCAAGACGCTGCGGCAACGCAAAACTTAAAAACTGGCGTTGAAGACTTGTATCGTCAACAAGTAATGGCCGGCGGCAAAGCAGCCACGCCAGAGGCGCACTCTAAGTTTGTGTTTGACAATGCCAAACAACTTGCTGCGCTAGATTCAGCTGGCTTGAACATGAGCAGCCGTTTAGATGAGATTGGCTCCCAAATCAAAGGCGTTACTGAAGCCGAAAAAGCAGCTGCTGTTCAAGCTAAAGAAATTCCAACCAAAGTGGCGGCAGCGTTTAAGGCTGAAGATGAAGCGCTGAATCTGGCGTCAAGCACTTTGGGCTTTAAGCAAACCGACAAGCTGCGCAGCGCTGTCGTTAAAGACGCGGAAGTGGCTGGCCAAGCGTTGGCGCGAATGGACGCGCCCGCTAAGTCGTCATTGGCGCGCGGCGTTATGCAAGATGCAGGAAAAACCAGCGACCCATTGAAACACCTTGTTGACAACGAGCAAGGCATCATGCGAGTGCTTAAGGCAAATGACCCCAAAACTGCCAAAGCCACGTTTGAGGAAGCAAAAAATATTGCAGAGCTGACAAAAATTGTTGAAGAGACTGGCAACAAATTAGGCGTCAAAGCGCCTGTCAACGCTATGGTAACGCAGCAAAACATCAACAAACTGACGCAAGGCTTACCTGAAGTGCGCGCTGCCGTTGAGGAAGTGCAAACTCAAATACAAAATGCTGAAACTTTTAAGCGGTTGGCGGGGCAAGGCGAGGATAAAGTTTTGAAGCTGTTTAGTGCGGAAACAAAGCCTCACATGTTCCCCCTCAACAAAGTCTGGGCTATTGCAAACATGGTCCTTACCAAACTTGAAGGTAAGATCGACAAGAAACTGGCTGTTGAGATTGCCAACGAATTGGCTAACTCAGCTACCACTGCAGCTACGATTGGAAAAGCGCAGGCTAAGCAAGCAAGCGCAGGCACAACAAGTAAGGCGCTGGCTGAAGGCATTAAAAAAACGCCTCCTTTTGTGGCTGGCCAGCCTGTCAACGCATTGCGATTAGAATTAACCGGCATGGCCAACGAGGACTAAAACATGGCATCACTATCACCCCCACCAAAGCTACAGTTCTTCGGCACTGACGGGCTGCCGCTCGTCGGCGGTAAGCTGTACACGTACTCCGCGGGTACTACAACGCCTTTGGCCACGTACGTGGACAACACCGGCACGACCACCAACACCAACCCTGTCATCTTGGATTCCAATGGACAGGCAAACGTGTGGTTGCTTAACAGCGAAAACTACAAATTCATTCTTAAAACGCCAGCAGACGTTACGTTGTACACGGTTGATTACATCTCCGTACCGCTGACATCTGAGTCGTTTGCGTCTCCACCTCCAATTGGAAGCGGTACGCCAAACGCAGGAACCTTTACGACCTTGAACGTTACTGGTAATGCGATTTTTGAAAGCACCGCAGACTTTACAGAGCCTGTCACTTTTGAGTCTGATGTCACAATTGACGGCGCAGTTAATGCTGTATTGACAAACGCTACAGGGCTTCCTTTAACCACAGGCGTTACAGGAATACTGCCAGAAGCTAACGGCGGGACAGGAACGACCACAGGCTATTACGGCTTCAAGAACCGCATCATCAATGGTGCGATGGTGATTGACCAGCGTAATGCGGGGGCTAGTGTTACCGCAAACGGCTACAACTTGGTTGATAGGTGGGCATATGCGGCAAGTCAAAGTTCTAAATTCAGCGCACAACAATCAACAACAGCGCCTTCAGGTTTTATCAATTCACTGATTATGACTACAGCTTCTGCTGTAACGATTGGCGCTGGCGATATTTTTAATATAAATCAGCCTATTGAAGGTTTAAACATTTCAGATTTAGGGTGGGGTACTGCAAGCGCGCAAACAATAACATTGTCTTTTTGGGTCCGCTCTAGTCTTACTGGGACATTTGGCGGCTCTTTATCAAACAGCGCTGTTAATCGCTCTTATCCTTTTACATATACCGTTTCTTCAGCAAATACATTCGAATACAAAACAATTACTATTACAGGCGATACTTCTGGTACTTGGCTAACTACAAATGGTGTAGGAATTCGATTGTTTTTTAGTTTGGGGACAGGTTCAACCTATAGTGGCACAGCAGGTGCTTGGGCAGGTGCCGATTATCGTTCTGCCACGGGTGCAACATCTGTTGTCGGCACAAACGGAGCCACTTTCTACATCACAGGCGTTCAACTAGAAAAAGGCTCAACAGCAACGAGCTTTGACTACCTCCCGTATGGTACTGAGTTGGCTTTGTGTCAGCGGTATTTTGAGAAATCGTACAACATGAGCGTTGCTCCTGGTGCGGGAAGTGGTGGAAGCGGCTCAATGTCTATTGTTTGTTGTGGTAATACAAACAGAGCGTTTGGAAACGCTGTATTTAAAACATCAAAAAGAGCAGACCCAACGGTTACTTTCTATTCAACCGATGGAACTTCTGGAAATTTCAGAAACACCTCTGCTGGAACAAATATTCCAGTTTCTGTTGCGTCTACGGGCGGTGAAAACCAAGCCTCTATCATTTGCTCATCGGGTATCGTGTCTATTACTGACACAATGCTTGGGTTTTTTACAGCGGCATCGGAGCTATAAATGTACAAACAAGTCAACCACCCAGACGGTTATGCGCTTGATTACGTGAAACGCATTGCAGACAACGCCTTCATCCCATTCGATTCCGCCAACTCAGACTACCAAGCCTATTTGAAATGGCTGGAAGAAGGCAACACGCCTGAGCCTGCTGATGAGTGATTCAGTGGAAACAAAGTTGGCGGTGCATGAAGCCATCTGTGCCGAGCGTTACAGCCGCATAGATGGTCAGCTTACGTCTGGCGAAAAGCGCATGACCAAGATTGAATATCTGCTGTATGTGGTGATCTTGGCGGTGCTACTTGGCCCAGGCGTGGCGGCTGAGTTCATCAAGAAGTTGTTAGGCATCTAAATGTGGACCCCATCAGCCTCCTCCTTATGGCACAAAGTGCGGTCGGGGCTATCAGGGCTGGTTGTGAGATGCTTGCAGAAGGCAAGGCTTTCATCGACGACGCTAAGTCTGAAGTTGAAGGCATTGTGGGCCAAGTCAAAGACACGTATGACACCGTCGCAGGACTCTGGGACTGGGTCAAAGGTTTACTGGGCGCGCCTAAGCAATCTTCTGGAAGCGTTGTCACCAAGCCCGCCGTCAAACCCACCGTCAAGTCAGCCAGAAAAGAACTCAGCTACGAAGAGTTCCAAGCCCGCGCAGTTCACGACATCTGCGAAAACCTCAAGGTCTACTTCGAAGCCATCAGGCACCTCAAAATCCACTGCCAAGAACTAGACGAGCTGGCGTTGACAACAGAAAAGGTGGCTGACAGTGCAATTGACCGTATTGAAATGCAGTGGCAAATGAAACAACTAAACGCCCAACTCAAGCAGTCAATGATCTACGGCACGCCAGAGTCGTTGGGGCTTGGTGCCATGTACCAAGAGTTTTTGCTAAAGTACGACGAGATTTTGGAAGAGCAAGAAGTGGCTCGTGAATTGAAGCGCAAACGAGAGCGAGACACGGCATGGCAACACGAACACCGCGAACAAATACTGCTGGCCAAGCTGGGGTACGTGATCGTGCTGACAGTGGCAGGTCTGTGGATGACGGCGTTGTATTCCGCTCTATGAAGGAGTTTTGGTTTTGGATATTGATCGTGACGTGTCTTATCGCGCTGCTAGGGTTTTCCATAGCGTTAGCGCTGTACGCCGACAAGACGGTGCGCAAGGCGGAGATAATTCTGCAGCGCGCCGAACAGCTTAAAAAGGAGAAAGACAGTGAATGACCTACTCAATTTACTTAAGGGCGTCGCCCCGACACTGGCGACGGCGGTTGCCGGCCCGTTGGGTGGCGCTGCCGTTAGCGCTTTGGCTGCTAAGTTTGGTGTGTCTGATAGCGTTGATGCCGTGGCAAAAGCTATTGCTGGCGATCCAGCGGCTGCGGCTAAGCTCCAAGAGATGGAGCTGGAGTTCTACAAAGCAGAACAAAACAACCTGACGGACCGCCACAAGGCTGACATGACCAGCGACTCTTGGCTGTCCAAGAACATCCGTCCAGCTACGCTGATATTCCTTTTGTTGGCCTACAGCGGCTTTGCTGTTGCGTCGATCTTTGGTTTTGAAACCAGGGGCGCGTACGTAGAACTGCTTGGCCAGTGGGGAATGCTTGTGATGTCCTTTTATTTCGGTGGCCGAACCTTAGAGAAAGTGATGAAAAAATGACCGACTTCCAAAAAGAAATCCTGCACCTCGCCACGGTGATCACGTACACGCTGGCTTTTATTCTGTTGACAATGACGATCACCTTGCTGGGTGGCTTGTTCATGCCCAACGCCATGATCGACAACAAAGACATCTTCCCGATCATCGCGCCAGCGTACTCGACCGTCATCGGCGGCTTCATCGGCTGGCTGGCAGCAATTAAGATCAACAACGTCATGGAGAAGAACGATGAACCTCAGTGAGCACTTCACACTTGAAGAGGCGACTTACAGCGAGACAGCTGTGCGCATGGGCATCAACAACCAGCCCAGCACGGTGCAGTTGGAGAACATGAAGCACGCCGCGGCCTGTCTGGAGCCGCTGCGCGCTGTCACCGGACCGCTGCGCATCAACTCATGGTTGCGCTTGCCTGATGTGAACGTGGCCGTTGGGGGCAGCAAGGTCAGCTCGCACATGGACGGCTTTGCTATTGATATCTCAAGCACAACCTTGACGCCCATTCAGCTATGCCACAAGGTCGAAGAGCTTGGCATCAAGTTTGACCAAATGATCCACGAATACGGGCGCTGGATGCACTTGTCGTTCGCGCCAGAGATGCGCCAGCAAAAGCTGACGATCTTCCGGCCCGAGAACAAATACAAGCCTGGCATCCTTACTGAGGCTGACTACCACGCCGCATAAGCACGCGGTACGCCTCAATGGCGTCTTTGAGGTCACACTGAAGCTGCTGAATCAGGTCTTCCTGTTCCAGCAGCTTTAGGTATGCGTCGATCGCAAACTTGTCCAAGTTGTCGCGGTCCCATGACTTAAATTCGGGCATGCTTTTTCTCCAGTTCAATTAAAAGATCAATGTAATGTTTGGCCTTCTCAAGGTCAGCGACGCCGCCCTTCTTGCGCCAGCGGCTGACGTACTTGACGACGTTGCCCTCGAAGTACCCCAACGCGTTGGCGTGGATGTACTCGGCGGGCTGGATGGGCAGGTCCTTGTAATGCGTGCCGGCCACCTGTTTGTCGATGGCGCGCTCAACAGTTTGGCAGTCGATCATTTGGCTTTCCTCATCTCCAACGGTATTTTGGTGACGCCGTGCACATAGCCGTAGGTTGGGTCAAGCTTGCGCTTCTTGGCCACATGCTTGGCCAGCGTCTCGGCTGCCTTGCGGTTGGCTTCAACTGTGCGAAAGTCTTTCATGAAGTTGGGCTCATGCGTCTTCATGTAGTCGGGATGGAACGCGTTAATCAAGGTTGTCCTCCATGATGGCTAGTGCAGCCAAGTAGCCGAACAACAGGGCTGCTGTGACAATAACGCCCAGTCCCATCAACGCGCATATCACCGCAATGTTTGCAACGTCTTCAAACACCATTGCTCTTCTCCACATAGGCCGTCAGGCGTTTGACGCGGTCTTGGTGGTACTCCACCATACGCTTGGTGTAGTCGAGCGCTGACTGGCTGCGCAACAACTCGCGCTTGGCTTCTTCCAGCTCACGGGCAGCCATGATGTCGGCGGTGGGTAAGACAAAATATTTGATCATTTGATTGCTTCCTTCATAAGTTCGATGCGCTCGCGGGCGGCGCGTAGGGTGGTGTAGCGCTGGTGCAGGCGCTCAAGGATGGTGATGCGCTTTGCGCCGTTGCGTTCAGCATCTAGCATCTCAAGCACTTCGGCTTCAGTCTTGCTGCTGAGGGTGTGGTTAATGCTTCGCCAAGTGCTCAATTTTTTGCTCCAGATCAAAAATGGTTCTAACTACGTTGCGAAAGTGACGCGCTGCTGCGTTGTACTGACGCTTGCGCATCGGTAGCTCAGCCTTCGCGGCTTTGAGTTTTTGTTTGTATAGATCAATTCGTTTCACGTTTTTTCCTTCTTGCTGCACCTGTGTCAATGTCACGCATGGCCTGCTCCATGGTGTACTCTGCGTGCACACGCATTGGGCCCCGCGGCCCTTTTACGTATTGCTTGCGTACCTTCTTAGGCTCTGGCGGTGTGATCCAGCTTTGCACTTTGGCCCATACTGTTTTCATTTCTTACCCTCCAGCTTGGCTTCGTAATCATGCAGCAAACCTTCAGCCGCTTTTTGCGCCCAATCTTCTGCAAAAAAATTACCGATTAGCTCTTGCTTTTGCTCATCCGTCAGCCCAACCCATGTGCGTTGTTGTGAAGTTGTCAAGGATTCCTTGTCAACTGAATTTTTATGCTTAAAACGAAAATCTGCGCTATAACATTTTTTGCAAGTCAAATCTTCGCACCAAAATCCATCACGATGAGATTGAATTAAAAACACAGGCTCATCCTGCTCTTGCTTGGCTAGTGCTTCTTCTAAGGCTTTGATGGCTTTGTCTACATCGGACGAATCTCCATTGTTTGAGTGGTTTTGCATTTGGCTTATGTCTTGTAGCGCCTCAAGCGCCAGCTTCATTGCTTCTTTACTCATTTCAACTCCTCCATTGCAATTTCAGATATGGCGCGCTTGTCGTGCAACGCCGCCCAGATTTTTTCATCTACCGACTTCTCGGTCATCAAAACGTAGACCCACACGTCATGCCGCTGGCCGCTACGATGCAGGCGCCCGACTGTCTGTTCAAACAATTCGAGCGACCAGGGCAGGGACACGAACACGATGCGACATCCGCCGTGCTGGAGGTTGAGCCCGTGGCCCGCGGACTTTGGATGGACCAAGAGAAGCTCGACTTGGCCGGCGTTCCAGCGCTCGATGGCGCGGTCGTCGTCGAGGGTGACCGCGTGCTTGTAACGCCGCTTGAGTTCAGCCAGCTCTTCTTTGTAGTTGTAAGCAATGATCGTATTGGCATGTTGGTTCTCCTCCAGAAGGTCGTTAAGTAAGTCAAACTTGTGGTCGCTGAACCAGATCGGCGTCTGGGTCGTGTCAAACTTGCCGTACTCCGCGCTGGCGGTCACCTGCGTGTCGTACACGAAGCCGCTGGCCATCTGTTGCAGTTTGCCCGTCACGACGGCAGCGTTGAGGGCGGTCACGCCCAACGCCACAAAGTCCGACTTCATCTTTTCGTAGGGCTCGCGGTCGCTGAACTTGCAGCGCATCTCGACATGGTGGCACGGCGGCAGCTTGTCGGCGTATTCGCCAGCGTCCAACACAAACGTCGCGGGCTTGATGCGGTCCATGATCAGCGGCAGCGACGAGGCGCGCGGTGCCCACTCGCCGAAATCTTTGTTGACCAGCACAAAGTACTGCTGCATGAACGCACCCTTGCTGCGGCCCAACAACGACTCATCAACGATCTTGCACTGGCCAAAGACATCCTCGAGGCCGTTGCTGGTGAACGAACCAGTCAGGCCCCAGCGCACGGGTGCTTTCAAAATTTTGGCCAGCGCCTTGAAGCGCGCGCCTGATGGGTTCTTTAATTTGGTCAGCTCGTCAAACACCACGCCGTCAAAGTCGCACTCTGGCATGCGCTGCAGGTTGTCGTAGTTCATCACCACAATTTGCGCGTCTGAGTCAAAAGCCGCTTGGCGTTGCTTGGGTATCCCAACGGCGACAGCCAAGCTCACGCCATGAGCCCACTTGGGCGCCTCGACTGGCCACACGTCGGTGCAGACGCGCTTGGGTGCGAGGACTAGAAAGCGCTTCACAACGCCGTCCTTCAACGCATCCTTCATCGCTGTCAGCGTGATGGCTGTCTTGCCAGCACCGACTGGCGCCAAGATCATGGCGCGGTCGTGCTCGTACAAAAAGTCAGCGGCTGTCTCTTGATAGGGTCGGAGTTTCATTCAAGTTCGCGAATTGTTTGCGCGGCCAAAGAAGGCGTAAAGCCACAAATTAAACAACCGCGCCTGTCGTTTTTGCAAAAGTCAACCAATGGTGGCGCGTCTTCAATCATTAGCGCTATACGCTCACGCTCTTTAGCTGCTACCAGTTTGGCAAAGGCCCACAATGGTTCAAAGCCACTATCTCCATGTGCGTATTGCCAGCCAGCCTGTCTAGCCAATTCAATCATTTCATCTTGTGTCATGTGTCAATCCCCAGTCCGTAGTTGCGTTCTCTTGACCATTCATCTACTTGCTCCTTAGTCCATAAACATGCATACCGTTGGCTCATCAACGCCATCTCTGACATAAACATTTTCTGCAACGGCGACAGCCTGCCGCCCTTTGTCTTCAGCTCCACAAACCACGTCGTGCCGTCGGGCATACACGCGATTCGGTCAGCGACGCCTTTGCGCCCAGGGCTGGTGAATTTGTACGCCTTGCCTCCAGCGCGCTCGACAGCCCAGCAGAAGTGTCTTTCAATTTCAGATTCTCTCATGCCAGAATAATATCATGAAAAAAGTTCTTGACAACATTTATTTTGGTGTACACTACAGCTTCAAAAGGAGAAAAGTATGCTTCACTCAAATATCGTCGGCGGCTCAACCGCCAAACGCGTCATCAACTGCCCAGGCTCTGTGGCTCTAGTGCAAAAGATGCCACCCAAGCCATCAAGCGAACACGCTGACCGCGGCACATTGCTGCACAACGTCATCGCTGAGCACCTTGAAGGTAAACCGATCACACTCGGTGTCAAGTACAACGATCAAGTTCTCACACAGGAGTTAGTAGATGAAAAGCTCACGCCAGCACTTAAGGCTTTGGATGAGGTGGACCCTACGCAGAACATGGTGTACGAAGTCGAAACCCGCGTGGGCTTTGGTGACTTGTTGCCTGGCGTGTTTGGCTCCACAGACCTTATTGGTCGGGTTGGAAATCGTGCCGTCGTTCTGGATTGGAAATTCGGCGATGGCGTTGTGGTGGACGCCGTAGAGAACCCACAGCTGATGTTCTACGCAGCTGCGGCCATGCGCACTGAAGAAGCCAAGTGGGCGTTTGATGGTGCCGACGAGATTGAATGCATCATCGTGCAGCCGCCCATGATCAAACGCTGGGTGACGACCAAGGAACGCATCGCTGCGTTTGAGCTCGAGTTGGTGTCAGCAGTAAAGCAAGCTCAGATGCCTAACGCCAAGCTGTCGTCAGGTGATCACTGCCGCTGGTGCAACGCCAAGTCGATCTGCCCCGTGATGAACGGCGCTGTTGACCGCGCGCTGAAAACAACGCTAGACAACATAGACACCGTCACCATGAGCCAGATGCTGCAAAGCGCTGACTTGCTCGAGCAGTGGTTGAAAGATATTCGTGGCCTTGCGCATCAAGTGCTTGAAAAAGGTGGTAAAGTGCCAGGCTACAAGTTGGTCGCTAAGCGCTCAACACGTCAGTGGGCCGACGAGAAGGCCGCTGTTGAATACCTTGGTGACAAGGCGTTCAAACAAGAAATGATCTCCCCTGCGCAGGCTGAGAAGCTGCTCAAGGAAAAATTACCCAAGGAGCTGGTTGTTTCCATCTCTTCGGGCAATACGATGGCAAGTGAGGATGATCCTCGTCCTGCCGTCGTTCTCATCGGGCAGCAACTCCAAGCCGCCCTCTCTAAACTGCAATAAAGGAAAATAGACTATGTCTTTCGCACTCGCAAACCTCCCTCCCGTTACCAGCCTCTCTACTGCTCTGCGCGCTCTCGAAGCCGAAGCAGGCCCTGCTGGCGTCGTGATTCTGAAGATGGACAAAACCGGCCACTGGGTGTTCGGCGCTGACCAGACTGAAGCTGAAGCTGACGCCACTTGGGCAGTCAACCCTTTCTCTTTCATCCACGGCTTCATCGCTTGGGGTGATGGTGAAGTGTTGGGTGAGAAGATGGTATCGGTGTCACAACCCTTGCCAGAAATGGACGCAGCGCCTGCTGGCGCCAAGCGTGGTTGGGAAACCCAAGTTGGTATGTCTCTCAAGTGTTTGTCTGGTGAAGACAAGGACATGGAAGCACGCTTCTCGTCTACTTCGGTAGGCGGCAAACGCGCGGTCCAGACCTTGGCTGTGGCCATTGCAAACCAAGTCGAGGCAGACCAGTCCAAGCCCGTGCCTGTCGTGCGTCTTAAGAAGGACCACTACGCGCACAAGTCCTACGGCAAAATCTACACGCCAGTGTTTGAGATTGTCGAGTGGGTTGGCATGGATGGTGACTCCGCGCCCGAAGTTGAAGAAGCTCCCGCAGCTGGCCGACGTCGTCGCGTCGCTGCTTAAGTAGCTTTTTTCTGATGCCCTCTGGTCCGGCCCAGAGGGCATTGGAAAGGAGCCCCTATGCTATGGATTGATTTTGAGACGCGCAGCGAATGCGATCTCCCCAAACACGGCGTTTACAACTACGCCATGGACGCCAGCACCGACGTGTTGTGCATGTCCTACGCGTTTGACGACGATGAAGTCACGACGTGGACGCCCGATATGCCATTTCCCACTGAAGTCAAAGAATACAAAGGCCCCATCTACGCCCACAACGCTGCGTTTGAGCGCCTGATCTTTTGGTACGTGCTGCACATCAACTTCGACCTTGAGCAGTTCATCTGCACCGCAGCCCAAGCCCGCGCCAACTGCGCGCCTGGTTCGCTTGAGGACGTCGGTCGCTTCTCAGGTTCGTCTATGCGCAAAGACCACCGCGGTGCCCAGCTCATCCGTCTGTTGTGCGTGCCCCCTTTCCGCAACGACCCCGAGCTGATGCAAGAGATGATCGAGTACTGCGAGCAGGACGTGCGCGCCATGCGCGCCATCAGCAAGGCCATGCGCCCGCTCTCCGCCGACGAGCTGGCGGACTACCACGTCAATGAGCGCATCAACGACCGCGGCGTGCTGGTCGACGTGCCTCTGTGCCGCGCGGCCATCCAATATGCGTCAGATGAGGTGGTGGAGATTCAACAGATCGTCACCGAGGTCACCGACGGCGCCATTACATCAGTCCGATCACCAAAGATGCGTGAGTGGGTGCTGGACCGCGTGGGGCCGCAGGCCAAAGAGCTCATGGTCGTCTACAAAGACGGCGAGAAGAAGTATTCGATTGACAAGGCCGTACGCGCTAACCTTTTACTGATGGAGAACCCAGATGAGATACCGCCCGCTGTTGCCGAGGTTATTCAATGTGCCGATGACCTCTGGGCGTCGTCGGTTGCGAAGTTCAGCCGCCTTGCTGACCTCGCAGACGTCGAGGACCAACGAGTTAGAGGAGCGTTTGTATTCGCAGGGGGCTCTGCAACTGGTCGAGCAAGCTCTTACGGGGCCCAAGTCCACAACTTCACCCGCAAGTGCGCTGATGAGCCCGACGCAGTCCGTACAGCAATGGTCCGCGGGCACTCAATCGTTCCCAAGTATGGCAAGCGCGTCACAGATGTCCTCAAGGGGATGCTCCGACCGGCTCTCATTCCAAGGGCAGGCAAGCACCTTGTGGTCGCAGACTGGGCCGCGATTGAGGCAAGAGCAAATCCTTGGCTCTCCGGCGTGGGAGATGCAAAACTCGATCTCTTCCGCACCGGCGCAGACGTCTACAAAGTCAACGCCGCTGCCACCTTTGGGGTTTCAGTCGATGGAGTCACCAAGGACCAGCGACAGATCGGAAAAGTACAAGAGCTGGCTTGTGGCTTTGCCGGCGGTGTGGGGGCTTTCGCTGCTATGGGCCGCGCTTACGGCGTTCTCTTACCCGAGTCCGATGCCCGACGCATGGTGGATGGCTGGCGGCGCGCTAACCCTTGGGCTCCTACTTACTGGCAATCGCTTGAGTCGGCATATCTTCGGGCCATGCGAAACAAAAACCGCGAGTTCAAAGCCGGACGCGTGACGTACCTGTACGACGGCGTGCACCTATGGTATTCCCTACCATCGGGCCGCGTGCTGTGCTACCCGTTCGCCAAGTTCGACGCCGAGGGCAATGTCACCTACGCTAAGGCTGCGTGGAAACCCGCGGCTGATGCAAAAGAGTGGCCCCGCGCACGTCTGTGGAAGGGTCTGGCATGCGAAAATATCACCCAAGCCGCCGCCAATGATCTGCTCCGCCACTCCCTTAGAAACCTCGACGACGTCGTGCTGCATGTGCACGATGAGATCGTCATCGAGACTGCGCGCCCCGAGGAAGTTATGTCAGAGATGAAGCGCATAATGTGCACCCCACCAGCATGGGCCGAGGGCCTGCCGTTGGACGTCGAGGTGCAGATCATGACAAGGTACGGCAAATAAAAAGAGGGCCCCGTGGTTTAGACGGGGCCCAAGTTGGCAACCACACAATAAGGAGATACTGTGGAGTTCTTAGAGTTTATCGCAAAATTGGCCCCCGAGGGCGAGACGCCGTTGATCGTGCGTCAAAAACCCAAATTAAAAGATGGCCAGTATGACTACCATGCCGACGGGGCCCTCAAGTGCACATGGCCCGCCATGCTGCCCACCGCGCGCATCAAAGACGACTGGGCCATCTATGGCAACACCGCGTCGTTCATTATCGATCGCTTTGTGGACGGCCACCCGTCGGCCAGCGCGGCCAACTGCGAGTATGTGCTGGTGATGGTGCTGGACGACGTGGGCACCGACAAGGCGCCTAACATTCCTGACCTCAAGCCCACATGGGTGATGGAGACGTCCGAAGGGTCGTTCCAGTGGGGCTACGCCTTCAGCGAGCAGCCAACTAAAAAAGATTTCACCGCGGCCATCAAAGCCATTGCTGACGCTGGCTACACCGACCCTGGCGCGATCAACGCCGTGCGCAACTTCCGCATCCCTGGCTCGGTCAACTTAAAGCCTGGCCGTGATCTATTTAGGTCGCGCCTGACTGAGTTCCACCCCGAGCGCGATTACACGCTAGATGAAATCTGCGACGCCTTGGGTGTCGTGCCCGCTGAATCGCACGAAGAGCTAAAGCCCATCCGCCTGTCTGACGACGGCGCTGACGACGTGCTGGCGTGGCTATCCGACCAAGGCATGGTGCTCACCCGCCCCAACCCGCAGGGCTGGGCAGGCATCATCTGCCCCAACAACGCCCAGCACAGCGACGGCAACCCCGAGGGCCGTTACATGGCCGCCAACCGCGCGTTTTGCTGCTTGCACGGCCATTGCGTCGACTTCGACAGCGCGACGTTCCTCGACTGGGTGGCCGAAAATGGCGGCCCCAAGCACGCGCCAGGGCTGCGCGAAGAGCTGCTCGCCGTGGCCATGGAGTCCGCGCTCAGTAAGCTCGCCCCGACGCCTGAATACCCCGACGTGGCCGCTCAGGTGATCGCCGAGGTGGAGCGCAAGGAACTAGGCCGCATCGAACGCGACGGCTGGTATGAGCGTTTCGCATACCTGCAAGACGACGAAGCCTTTTTCGATTTGGCCGACCGCCGCGAGATTTCCCGATCGACTTTCAACGCCCTGTTCCGCCACATTAAATGCGTGTCGGTGCATAGCAGCAGCAAGACACCGCGCCGCATCGAGGCGTCGATTTGCTTTGATGAAAACCGCCAAGCCAAGGGCGCCAAGTCGCTGGTTGGCGTCACCTACGCTGCGGGCTCGGACGTGCTGGTGGCCCGTGACGGGCTGGTGTACGGCAACCGATGGAAGGACTCTCGCCCTGCGCCTGTGGCCGGCGATGTGGACATGTGGCTCAAGCACCTGCACCGCATGGTGCCCATTGAGTACGAGCGCGAGCACCTGCTCAACGTGATGGCCCATAAGGTCCAATTTCCCGCCCATAAGATCAACCACGCCGTGCTCATCGGTGGCCACCCAGGCTCGGGCAAAGACACCCTCATGGCGCCATTTTTTTGGGCCATCGGTGGCGACGCTAAGGCCAACTGTTCGCTAGTGCGTAACGAGGAACTGACCCAGCAGTGGGGCTATGCCCTTGAATGCGAGGTCATGGAGATCGCCGAGTTGCGCCAGTCCGACGCTAAAGATAGGAGGGCGCTTGAAAACACCCTCAAGCCCATCATCGCCGCCCCGCCTGAGCTGCTCACAGTCCAGCGTAAGGGCCTGCACCCCTACATGGCCCTGAACCGCGTGTTGGTGGTGGCGTTCTCAAACGAGCGCGCCGCGATTTCGATTCCGTCGGACGATCGCCGCTGGTTCTGCCTGTGGGCCGAGGCCGCCCGCATGCCCGAGGCCGACGCCGTGGCCCTGTGGAACTGGTACCAGCACCGCGGTGGCTTTGCTGCCGTGGCCGCGTACCTGTATGCCCGCGACGTTTCGGCGTTTAACCCAGGCGCCGCGCCGCCTATGACCGAAGCCAAAATGATCATGGTTGAGCAGGGCCGCAGCATGGGCGAGTCGTATTTGGTCGACCTGATCACGCGCCGTTTAGGTGATTTCAGCGAGGGCGTGGTGGCCGCGCCGTTCTACCAATTGTGCGACCGCCTGCAGGGCCAAGCAGCCCCAGGCGTAAAGCTGGTGCCTGCTGCGCTCATGCACGCGCTCAAAGAGGCCGGTTGGTTGGACTGTGGCCGTCTGGCGTCGCGCGAATATGGCACGAAAAAGCACATATTTTGCGCGCCTGAGATGGCCGGCCTGAGTAAGTCTGAGCTGCGGCGCTTGGGGGAAAAAGTAAGCGCGTAAAAAACCCCCTTGCGGGGGTGTGGTTACATCGGCGCGTCGTCGTAGTTGTCAGGGTTAAACGGCGGCGGCCGGTGGTCGTAGGGTATGGGTTGCGCGGGAAATGGCCACATGTCAAAGCCCCAGCAAGACGGCCAACAAGGCCGCGATTATGACGGCGATGATCATGCGAGCACCTCGCGAATGAATTGCCGGACGTGCGCAGGCACTTCGGCTTCAACGGCCATTAACGCGCTGCGGAGCTTTTTATACTCTTCGTGCCATTGGTCGGCTTCGCGATTAGCTTCATGGTATGACACCCGCGCGGCTTCTAGTTCGTCGCGTAGGCCGTTGATTATGTCGTTTGCGTCATCTAGTTGCGCTTGCATGGCCACCTCATCGCCTAGCGCGTGATGCGCGTCATCTAAGCGCGCCAGCACGGCCGCGGTTTCGGTGTAGCCTTCGGCGTATGCTAGGCGCTCTTGTTCGGATGTGGTCAGATAGTGCATGGTTTAGCCTCCATTAGGTAAAGTTCGCGGGTTTCGGGGTCTTGGGCAAATATTTCGGCAAATCGCCGGTTTATCTCGGCCACCACCCGCTCGGGTAACGTGACCAGATGCATGCTGCCCTCGCGGAATATCTCCGGCGGCGTGTTCGGCCCCATGTAGACGGCCTCGTATTTGTGCGGGCCGTCCGTGATGCGCTGCAGGCCCGCGATGCGTGAAAATTCGATTCTCATAAATTCCCCCATTGTGCGGCCATCGCGTCCGCGATGCCCTGATACGTTTCGCTTCTAATCTTCCAACGGTCCGCGCTCGGCGGTAGCCGATTTTGTCCACTATCGGTTTGGTTTGCCCATCGCTTGCGGCCGTCCACCATGCGCGGCGCGATCGTTTGCGTGGGTGTGAGTGGTGCCAGGTTTTTAAGCCACAGGCACGTCGCTTTGCTCGCATCGTGGCCAAATTGCCACGGCTGGATCGTTTGCGTGGGTTTGCGCACCTGTGTGCTAATGCACCCGATCGGATTCTCCAACGCGATCCGCTCAATAGGCGCGGCCAACAGCATGCGCACAAAATCGAGCGCCTCGGCCGTTTGCTGCGCGCGCTCGGGCCGCCGTTTATTCCAATGTAGGCCGCTTGAACATAGATAAGTGCACGGCGGATGTGCCACCATAAGGTCCCATCCGTCGCCGATCACGTCGCGGACGTCGCCCTGATAGTGTGGACCGGCCACCTCCGTGGCCAATAGGTCGCACGACATGGCGTCGTGGCCCGCTCGAATGAATGCATCGCGGACCGCGCCGGAATATTCGCATGCGATTAGTACTCTCATAGGTTCCCCATGTGTTCAAAATCGTCATCAAATACGGCCACATAAAAGCCACCGCGCGACGCGTGGACATGGTAGGTCCACCCGTGGTCATCCTCATAATTGAGCCGGTCCGCGAGCGCTTGGGCCTTGTCTTTTGTTTTAAAGTAGGTCATCCGGTGGCCCTCGCGTGCACGGCCTGAGCGGCCGCGTGGTGCCCTAACATCTCGCGGATGATCGCGTGGCGCGCGGCCCTGTGGGCATGCGCGCGGGCGTCAGGCCGCATGCGGCCGTATGTGGCGCGGATCACGTCGCGCGCGCTTGCCCAAACGGGTTGTTTGAGTCTTAAATAAGTGCTAAACATTTTCCCTCCATTGTGCAAAAGTTATCGATTCAACCCACACGCGGGCGATCGCGCTATTTGTGGCCATGGATCGCATGTCGCGGTATTCGATTGCATCCGCTAGGCTGAAAAAATCAAAAAATGTAGGGTTTCCGTTTTTCATTAGTACATGTAAACGTGTCATTTAATCCGCTCCCCGTCGCGATACGCGACGCATGTGTCTAAATATTGGGTTTGAATGTCCGCGCGGTCATACCATGCGGGCGCGAGCCCATATTGGACCGCGTGGGCCGCGAGCCCGCGGTTTAACGCGTTGACCGCGTGGGCCACTGTGGAACCGTACGCCTCAAACGTGAAATTTTTAGTGCCTAGCGTGGCCTTGATCATTGGTTAACCTCCGCGCGGATGTAGTCAAAAAGAATAGTAGTTAAATCATTCCAGATGTCATTTTGCGAAAAGTATAGGCCGGCAAAATCGCCGGTTTTAACGCCTAATTCTTTCTGGATTTGGGCGATCGCCCTATTGGCCACAATTTGGGCCAAATCGGCCATTTGTTCATCAGTCATTTTGAGCCCCTGTTAGTGCAATTCGTACGATATGACCGCGTCAGTCCAACATGCGCGACATGTGCCACACGCGCCGGATTGATCGGGCGCGACGCATCGTTGGCCGATCGGCGTGGACGTGTGGACGTTGGACGCCGTGACGTTGGCCACGTTTTGGAGTGATGCCGGAATTTTGACCGGTTGATCGGGGTACATCGCGGACAATCGCACGATCAAGTTTTCAGGCAACGCGCCATGCTTTGCAATGTATTGTTTGACGATCGAATACTCGCGCGTCGGTAGCCAATGCATCGTGGCGGGCGTTAATTGTGCGACGCGGGCGATTTTCTCCAAATGTTGGAGGCTTTGCAAATCGCCTGAGTCGTGCCAACGGAAATATTCGTCGGTCCCGATTAGCGTGACCATGCCGTCAACCCAATGCGGGCCGTCTATTGAATCGAGCCGCGCAAACTGAGCGGGTTTGATCGTGTTCGCGTAGGCGCGATAAAAACCGGCATCCGCGTAGCATTTTGAGCAAATCGAGCCCTTAATTTGGGCCATTTTGTAGCCGGTTTGGCATGCCTCAGTCGGTAGGCTGTAGGATTTGCACGGCATCTTGCTGGTTTGCGTGAGAGTGCCACATGTGGCCACGGCGTCGGATTTGCGCATCATGATCACTCTCATGATTGCACCAGCACGTCAAAATATGCCAGCATGCACGCGACGAAAACCGCGGCCACAGTTACCGCGGCGATAACGCGCGCGGCGAGAATTGCAAAATTGATCATAAAACACCCTATTAATGAAACCGGCAAATTCCGGCCCAAAACCCCGCTCGCGAGGTTTCAGGCTGAAATCTGTCAGTAATTCCACGCGATAAGGTTTAACGACTTAGCGAAGCGCTTAGCGTCCGTTTTGGAGTTGAAATAGTGCTGAGCCTGAACCGACTCGCCGGAAATGCTAGGCTGAGCGTGCACGACTAGTTCGAATTTAAAACCGGTGGTTTTGCGAGCGTTGAAAATTGAAGCGTACATTATTGGCCTTTCAGTTGATTTGAGAATATTGTAAATGATTTCCTTGCACAAATAAGCGCATGCTGCAAATATTTGTAAGAGAATTTTTGACCCTCTCATATATATAGCATAATAGAATCGTGCCAGGCCCCTGTAAGTTATTGATTTACAACGGATGCGGGAAACCCTATGTAAAACAATTCATTACAATATTGTGGGTGATGTTGGCGCGATGTTGGCTGTGGACGTGGGTGCAAAGTGCCTACGCTGCAAACCGCATGAAATATAAATAAATGCCTATTTGTTGGCTATGTTGGCTATTGATTTGTAATGTGTTTAGACTTTACTGTGAAACAATATATGTATTGTTCCACGGTAGGGCCCCAGCGATTTAAAACGGGTGCCAAAATAGCCAACATTGCCAACAAATGGCACCGACGCAAAAAAGCCCGCGCGTGGTGTTGGCAATGTTGGCTACCAAAAACAAATAGCCAACATTGCCAACAAACCAAGACCGCGCGGCCACCGACTAAAAACGCATGGCCAACATTGCCAACATTGCCAACATGCCGGACCGGCCGCTCGCATGCGACGATCGCGTGGCCATGGCCGACCGGCTACCAGGCGCCAAGCAAGCAAGATGCGTGCCATTTTGCAATCGACGGGGTGGGTAGGGCCGACGGCAAGGGTCCACAGCTACGGAGCGTTAGCAAACAATTTTTATTTTTTAAATTTTTTGTATATACTTCCCGCCACATGCCTACGGCACGGAGAACACATGTTCCAGTCACTTCCACTTGCAATCCGCGAAGTCAAAGCCACCGAGGCGCGACTCAACGCGATCTACGACGCAGCCAAGCTCGGGCTCAAGGGCGACTCACTCGCGCTGGCCGCCGGCATGCTCCCCACCGAATACCGCCAGTTGTGCGTCCTTGACCCTGTCGCCGAGATGGCTGAACAGAAAGGTCGTGCGGATGGCGAACTAGCTTTGTCACACGTACTCCACAAGGCAGCGCTGGAGGGCGACGCCAAAGCAGCGCTAGAAATCCTGAAGCACCAACACGGCTGGGTGGCCAAGCAAGCCATCTCCGTCGAGGTTGACCAGCGCATCAGCATCACCTCCGCCCTCGCCGCCGCCAACGAGCGCGCGCTAGAGTTCATCGAAGCCGAAACACTACCAGCGCGTCCAGCGCCACAGCATGCAAACAACAATCTACTCGGCTGAAGACGAACAGGAGCTGATGTCGCGCTTATGGGCGCCGGCGATCAAGGACAACCCGCTGGCGTTCGTCATGTACACATTCCCGTGGGGGCAGCCAGGCACGCCGCTGGAACATTTCCAAGGCCCGCGCAAATGGCAGCGCGAGGTGCTGACAGACATCGCCGAGCACATCAAAGCTAACAAGGGCAAGATTGACTTCAACACTTTGCGCGAGTCAGTCAGTTCTGGTCGTGGTATTGGTAAATCGGCCTTGGTGAGCTGGCTCACGATCTGGATGCTGTCCACGCGGATTGGTTCGACGACCATTATTTCAGCCAACTCGGAAGCGCAGCTGCGCTCAGTCACATGGGCGGAGATTACTAAGTGGCTGGCGATGTCACTTAACAGCCATTGGTTTGAAGTCTCCGCCACCAGACTCATGCCGGCCAAGTGGATCACGGAGTTGGTCGAGCGGGACTTGAAGAAGGGCACCAGATACTGGGGCGTTGAGGGCCGGCTGTGGTCGGAAGAGAACCCCGACGCCTACGCGGGTGTGCACAACTTTGACGGTGTGATGGTGATCTTTGACGAAGCGTCAGGTATCGCCGACGGCATCTGGGCGGTGACCAGTGGATTCTTTACGGAGAACACACCCAACCGCTTCTGGTTTGCGTTTTCTAACCCGCGTCGCAACACAGGGTATTTTTATGAGACACATCACTCCAAACGGGAGTTCTGGACGACCAAAGTGGTCGATGCGCGCACGGTCGAAGGGACCGACAAAGCTGTCTACCAACAGATCATTGACGAATATGGTCCTGACTCATCTCAAGCACACGTCGAAGTCTACGGCGAGTTTCCCAACGCAGGCGATGATCAGTTCATCTCATCCGGCGTGGTGGACGATGCAATGAATCGGCCCAAATATCAGGACTTGACAGCGCCGATCATTATCGGCGTGGACCCTGCGCGCTTCGGCGCGGACGCAACGGTGATCGCTATCAGGCAGGGACGTGATATTGTGCGCATCGACCGGCACCGCGGAGACGACACCATGACCGTGGTGGGGCACATCATCGAGGCAATCGAGGAATTTAAGCCCGCGCTGGTGGTGATCGACGAGGGCGGACTGGGCGCGGGCATCGTAGACCGCTTGAAAGAGCAGCGCTACAAGATTAAAGGCGTGAATTTCGGCAATAAGTCGGCCCAACCCATCATGTACGGCAACAAACGGGCTGAAATGTGGGGGAAAATGAAGGAATGGCTTAAGTCTGCCAGTATTCCGAAGGATCGGTTCTTGAAAACCGACCTGATTTCACCTATGATGAAGCCTGATTCACGTGGAACAATCTTCTTGGAATCTAAAAAAGACATGAAAGCACGCGGACTTGCTTCGCCCGACGCGGCAGACGCTATTTGCGTGACTTTTGCGTTTCCTGTGGCTCACAGGGAGTATACTGAACCCAAACGCCGCGTCATAAGTGACCGCGGCATGGTTGCAACTGGTTGGATGGGGGCATAAATGGCTAAAAAAAGCGTGTCGTTATCTGTTGGCCGAGGCGAGAAGCTGCCGGTATCTAAAGGTGCTGGCTTGACTGCCAAAGGGCGCGAAAAATACAACGCCGCCACTGGCTCAAACCTCAAGGCGCCAGCACCCAACCCTAAAACCAAAGCAGACCAAGGCCGCAAGGATTCATTTTGTGCAAGGATGGGCGCAGTAGCGGCTAACGCCAAGAACGGCGAACGCGCAAAAGCAGCTCTTAAACGATGGAAGTGCTAACATGAAAAAGCCTGGACTCTACGCAAACATTCACGCCAAACAAGAGCGCATCAAAGCAGGCTCTGGCGAAAAGATGAACAAAGTCGGCTCTAAGGCAGCGCCTACAGCTAAAGACTTTAAAGACTCAGCCAAAACTGCAAAGAAGAAATAGTATGCCGTTGAAAAAATCTCCAAGCAAAGAGGCGTTTAAGCAAAACGTCAAAGCAGAAGTCAAAGCAGGCAAGCCAGTCAAGCAAGCTGTAGCCATTGCGTACGCGGTTAAGAAAAAAGCAAAATGAGAGCACTAAAAGACTGCGTCATTATTGAGCGCGACGTCGAGGAACATGCCTTCTTCGTGTTACCGCCAGGCGATCCTATGGAGACAGGCAAAGCCATCGCTGTGGGCCCTGACTGCAAAGAAATTAAAGTCGGCGATTGTCTATATTTTGGCGTTGGCCAAGAGTTTACGTATGAGAAAAAGAATTACGTTGTCATGCGTGAGCCACACATAACTGGAGTCTTCTATGGCTGATCCAACCGGCATGGTCGCCGCGGCTAACGTAGCTGCTGGTGGAAAAACTGGCAATTCCGATATTCTGTCCGTTGCGCGCTCACGGCTGGACATGGCCGTGGCCTCGCTGGCTGAGAGCCGCGAAGATGAGATGGACGACTTGCGTTTTTACGCTGGCTCGCCTGACAACCACTGGCAGTGGCCAGCGGACGTCTTGGCCACCCGCGGCGCGGTGCAGGGCCAGACCATCAACGCTCGACCCACGCTGACCATCAACAAACTGCCGCAGCACGTTCGTCAAGTGACAAACGACATGCGCCAGAACCGCCCAGGCGCCAAGGTCATCCCCGTGGATGACAACGCCGACGTGCAAGTGGCTGAGGTGTTCAACGGCATGATCAGGCACATCGAGTACATCTCGGATGCCGACGTGGCGTACGACACAGCGTGTGAAAACCAAGTTGCCTACGGCGAAGGTTACATCCGCATTCTGACTGAGTACTGCGACCCCAACACATTCGATCAAGACATCAAGATTGGCCGTGTGCGCAACTCGTTCTCGGTCTACATGGACCCGCTGATTCAAGACCCGACTGGCGCAGATGCCAAGTGGTGTTTTATCACTGAGGACGTGACCAAAGCCGAGTACGAGCGCATGTATCCCAACGCTGCGCCCATCTCGACGCTGCAATCGTTAGGCGTGGGCGACCAGTCCATCAGCAACTGGCTGAACGAAGACACGGTCCGCATTGCTGACTACTACTACATCGAGTATGAGAAAGCTACGCTGAACCTGTACCCAGGCAACATCACGGCTTTTGAAGGCACGATCGAAGACAAGCAGCTCAAAGCTATCTACGGCAAGCCTAAAAACAAACGCATTGTCGATAACCCCAAGGTCAAGTACTGCAAGATCAACGGCTACGAAATCCTTGAAGAAGCCGAGTGGGCTGGCAAATGGATTCCAGTGATCCGCATCGTGGGCAATGAATTTGAGGTGGACGGCAGGCTATACGTCTCTGGTCTTGTGCGCAACGCCAAAGATGCCCAGCGCATGTACAACTACTGGGTCAGCCAAGAGGCAGAGATGCTCGCACTGGCGCCCAAGGCACCGTTCATTGGCTATGGCGGCCAGTTTGAGGGCTACGAAGACAAGTGGAAGACAGCCAACACCAACAACTGGCCGTATCTAGAGGTAAACCCTGATGTGACCGACGGCCAAGGCAACATGTTGCCACTGCCACAGCGCGCGCAGCCACCAATGGCGTCGAGCGGCTTGTTGCAGGCTAAATCTGGCGCGTCGGAGGACATCAAGTCCACGACCGGCCAGTACAACGCCTCTCTGGGCATGGGTTCGAACGAACGCTCGGGCAAAGCCATTTTGGCGCGCCAAAAAGAGGGCGACGTTGGTACTTACCACTACGGCGACAACTTGGCTCGCGGCGTGCGTCACATCGCCCGTCAGCTGGTCGATCTGATCCCCAAAATCTACGACACACAGCGCATCGCGCGTGTGATCGGCGAGGATGGCGAGACTAAGATGGCCAAAATTAACCCCGAGCAACAAGAGCCCGTGAAGGAAATTGTTGACGAGCAAGGCATTGTGATCGAGAAGATTTACAACCCAAGCGTTGGCAAGTACGACGTGGTGGCTACCACAGGCCCAGGCTACGCAACCAAGCGCCAAGAGGCGCTGGAGGCCATGGCTCAGCTGTTGCAGGGTAATCCCCAGCTGTGGACTGTGGCTGGCGACTTGTTTGTCAAGAACATGGATTGGCCAGGCGCGCAGGAGATGTCTAAGCGCTTCCGCAAAACCATCGACCCAAGCATCTTGGCTGACGACGACAAGTCACCAGAATTGCAGGCTGCTGAACAACAAATCCAAGCCATGGGTGCGGAGATGGAAAACATGCACCAGATGATTCAAAACGTCAGCAAGTCAATTGAAGTGCAAGAGCAGCGCCGCAAGGACTACGAAGCTGAGATCAAGGCTTACCAAGCTGAAACACAGCGAATCACAGCTACGCAAGCAGGCATGAACGAGCAGCAGATTCAAGACATCGCTATGGGTGTGGTGGCCGCGGCCATGGAGTCTAATAGCCAGATTGGTGGCATTCCAGAAATGCCTATGCAAGATATGGGGATGCCACAATGAACGCCGCACAATTGATGGGTTTGCTGTTCTTGGGCCGTAATGTGGCCCACTCAGTGCACTTAAACACCCGCAGCTACTCTAAGCATGTGGCCCTGAATACGTTCTATGACTCGGTTATTGACCACGCGGACGCGTTTGCTGAAGCCTACCAAGGCCGTCATGGTTTAATTGGGCCCATTGCCATTCCAGCGGCCAAGAAGACGACCAACATCATTGAGTTCTTGCAAGACCAGCTTGCTGAGATCGAGAAGGGCCGCTACGATGTGTGCGACAAGGACGATTCATCGTTGCAACAGTTGATTGACAACATTGTTGAACTCTACCTCACCACACTGTACAAACTTCGCTTCTTGGCGTAAGGATTATCATGGCAACCTATAACAAATTTCAGCCTGCAATTGAGAGCTTATTTGAAGGCATAAATTCAGGCTCAGATTCATGGGTGATCAAGTTAGCCACAGCGGTAAACCAAGCCGCAGGCACGATCACAGAAGTTGCAAACGGTAACGGCTACACCACTGGCGGTAACGCTGCCAGCACAACAAGCGCATCCCAAACTGGCGGTACGTTTAAGTTGGTGTTGGCAAGCCCTACTGCATGGACAGCTTCTGGCGCTGGTTTTACGTTTCAGTACGCAATTTTGACCGACTCAACGACTAGCACAAACGTGGCTTATTGGGATTACGGCTCAAGCCAAGCTGTAGCGGCAGGCGAAACAGTTACTGTAACTTTAGATGGCACTAACGGTGTCTTCCAAGCAACATGAAGATTGATTTCTCTTTTGATACACAGTACGGCAAGTTTGCTGATGCCTTGCATTTGCCTGATGACCACACACTCACAGACGCTGAGATTGAAGCTATGAAGCAACAGCGTCTAGACAACTGGATTGCTGTAGTTACTGCTCCTCCATCTGACGAGGAAGTCTAATGGCTGATCGTTACTGGGTAGGGGGAACTGGCTCTTGGAGTTCAACAAACACCGCCAACTGGTCTGACACCTCTGGAGGGTCGGGAGGCTTTTCCGTTCCTACTGCCGCAGATAACGTATTCTTTGACGCCAATTCAAACGTAGGCACAGGTGCATTTACAGTCACTATGGCAAATACGCCAAGGGTCTGTAATGACTTCACAGCGTCAGGCCTTGATGGCACAATGACCCTTGCTGGAACAAGTGTTGGTTTGACAGTTTCAGGCAGTCTTACATTCCAAGCTACTAACTTTACCCGTACTTACACAGGCACAACTACATTTAATGCGACTACTACAGGCAAAACTGTAACAACTAATGGCGTTGCTTTTGGTGCGGCTGTTACTTTTAATGGTGTTGGTGGTGAGTGGATTTTAGGAAGTGCTTTAACAGTTCCAACAGGAAACACAACCACACTAACCAACGGCACATTAAACCTTCAATCGTACACATTAAGCACAGGTTTATTTAACTCTAACAACTCAAACATTAGAGCTATTGCTTTTGGTACTGGTAACATTACTTGTACGGGAACAGGAACTGTCTACAACAATAACTCTCCGACAAATTTTTCAACATCTGGGACCCAAGTAATTAACGTAACAAGCACAGGCTCTACTGCTATTACTGTTAATAGTGGAGCGTATTCAGAAGCAGACTCAATTAGTTTTAACTTTACTGGCGGTACTTATGCCTTGACGTTTTTACAATCCGTTGGACAAGTTGCTCGAAATGTTGATTTTACTGGTTACGCAGGAACTTGGAATGCCACAAGTACAGTAACTGTTTTTGGAAGTCTAAAACTTTCCACGGGTATGACGCTTACTGCTTCTACAAGCATTATGAGTTTTAGAGGAACTAGCGGTACTCAACAGATCACCACAAATGGTAAGACGTTAGACTTTCCTTTGACGTTTAACGGTGTTGGTGGAACATTCCGACTTGAAGATGCTTTGACAATGGGTTCTACAAGAACTGCTACGTTAACTAACGGCACTTTGGACTTAAACGGAAAAACAATGACCGTTGGCACTCGCTTCTCAACGTCCTCAGGAACAAAAAACCTAACCTTTAACGGCGGCACTTTAGTTTGTCCTGACCCAAACACAACGTCATTTAACAACGTTTTTCCTACAGGTTTCACAACTACAGCAGGAACTGGCACAGGCACGATCTCAATGACTGCCGCTACTGCCAAGACCTTTGTAGGTGGTGGTTCTACATATAACTGCACGTTAAACCAAGGCGGTATGGGTACGTTAACTGTTTCAGGTAACAACACCTTTAGCAACTTAACCAACACTGTAAACCTTACAACTGTATTGTTCACAGGCGGTACGACCAACATTTTTACCAGCTTTAACTTAACAGGCGTTTTACTTAACCTTGTTACGTTAGGGTCAACCAACACCACCCAAGCAACCTTACAAAAAGGCTCTACTTGGTTCATGGGCGCTAACTCAACCAACGGTGGTAACAACACAGGATTGACGTTTACCGCTGGTGGTGGCATTGACTATTTGAACGTCAGCTACATCAACGGCACTGTGGTTGGTACGGGCTACACAATCTCGGCAGACAACGGAACCTATGCTGTAACAGGCCAATCTGCTACACTTTTACGAAGCAAGGTTTTGTCTGGAGACTACGGGCTGTATACTTTGGCGGGTCAGGATGCGTCAATTAGACGAACTAGACTTTTTGAGGCCAATACAGGACAATACGCCTTAACTGGACAAGATGCAATCATCACTTTAGGCGGTTCGCCCATTGTTGTTGACGAACAATTGTTGATCAAACTTCGGTCATTTACCGAAAGAAGGAGATTTTAATGGCTATCAACCTAAAAGCAATTACCTCTACGATGGGGTATCAGCAGATCACCAGTTTGAGTTCTTCAACTGCGTTGACTGTCCCACAAAAAGATTTGGGTGGCCTGGCTGGCACTCCCCGTATTGCGATCATTACCCCCGAAGCACAAGCTGTGCGTTGGCGTGATGATGGTGTAGCGCCTACCGCAACCGTTGGTATGCCATTGGCTGCTGGTGTCACTTTGCAGTATGACGGTGACTTGTCGCAAATTCGCTTTATTGAGCAAACAGCAGGTGCAAAGCTCAACATCACTTACTACTCATAAGAGGCCAACATGAACATCTCTAACGACACGCCAGCATTGAACTACGTCGAGTATTTCACCAAGCAGCTCCCCGTTGACTTAGCCAATATGGCGGCTTTGCGTGATGAGTTGGCCGTGCGCCAAGGCGCGCTGTCCGCTGCCCAAAATGCTTTGGCTGACCGCGACGCGGCTGCCGCTGAACTCAAGGCAGCCCGCGACGAAGCCGCTGCTATCTTGGCAGACGCCAAGGCCGAGAACGACGCGTCTAAAGTCAAAGCCGCGGAACTTAAAGCCCGTGAAAAAGCCTTGGACGAACAGACCAAAGCATTCGGTGCTTCTAGTGCTGAGCGCGAAGCCAGTTTGGCCAGCCGCGAAAAAGCCGCTGACGCGCGCGACGCGGTGCTAGAACAAACCCAAGCTAACTTGACTGCCTTGGCGGCTAAGTTAACAGAAGACCAATCTGCGCTTGATGCGCGCGTTAAAACTTTCCAAGACAAAGTCGCCGCATTGAGTGCATAATGCACAAAAACTGTACTGGTGCAGCACACCAGGGAATCTTAGGATTCAAAAATGACTGAAGAAGTCCAAAACCTAGCGGAAGTTGACTCCGCGCCAGCTCCTGAAGTGACGGCCACCACAGAGACTGTTG